CCTTGAGGCCTTTGCCGAATGCTCGTTTGACAGTGCCGCCGACTTTTACTTCAGCCTGTGCGAGGTCGTACGATCGCACCCTGCCGGGCACTCGATGAGAGTCCTGTACAGGTTCGTCTGGCCCTCTCGTTCGACGAGTTCGACCATGCCGGTCTCGACGAGTTTGCCCATCATTTTGCGGGCGTTGCGTTCGTTGACTCCGGCGTACCTAGCGAGGGTTGCCATGGCTGGCCATGCGCCTCCGTCTCCCTCATGGTTTGCGATGCCGATTAGGAGCAGTTTGGCTGTGCCTCCGATGGGTGCGTGGTGTAAGACGGCAGCAATTTTTTCGACACTCATTCGTTCTCTCTTTTCTGCCATTCCAGTGCGCCTGACCAACCCTCTGCATGGCCGTTACTTACACCACAGTAGTAGGCGATTAGTTCGTTTGTTTTTGCTTTGCGCCATTTCAGGACTGGGCCGCCACCGTTGCAGGCTTGCAGGTGTAAGTCCATCTCTACGGTGATGTGTTGGCACTCGCAGTCAACGAATGTCTCGGTGATGTTTTCTTCGTATTCGCCGCAACATCCTGGTTCACCGCATCCCCATATGGTGTCGTCTTGTCGCACCCAGTAGAGTGTCACTTGTTCTCTCCCTTGATAAGTGCGATAGCCCATTCGGCAGCACCTTTGAGTCGCGGGTAACTGCTTTCGAGTAGTGCGATGATGCGTTCACGCTCCTCTAGTGCGGCGGCACAAGGACCGCACCAGTCAGCAGGTAGACCGTGACGTTTACATTGCTCGATGTCGCTCACTTGTTCTCTCCCTTAATGAGCGCAATGTTGTGGCAGGTGATACAGTCTTCGTTGTGTTTTCCGCCGAAGGCTTCGTGGATGAACGGTAGTGCGAGGATGCGTTCACGCTCTGCATCAACTGCCTTATTTACGCGCTCCGTGCAAGGCCATGCATTAGCCACTTTGTCAGGCGTAATGTTCATTCTCCCCACTCCCTTAGTACGACCAGTACGGCATCGGTTTTGATGGCTGGCATCTTGGACACGACGAGGCGTTGCACCTGTGAATCGTCATGGTACGCGACACCGTTGAGGCCGTCAAGGATGCTCTTGGCCATGTTGTCGACATCCTTTCGGGCAGTGTGACCGCCCATGATGTAGATGAACGCGGATAGATCACCCTGCAGTTGTGTGTCGCCGTGCTGCTCAAGCCATGACCTACGCACATGAGCCTCCCAATCCGCTGTCGTCTTGGGCGTGTATACGCGGCCAGTCCGGGTGAACCGTGGGCGGCCTTTCGGGACAGCCTTGCCGCTAATGCGCAACTGGGTAATCATGGGAGCCAACACCTTTTTTTCTTAGTTTTAGAGTCCTCTGGGTCGTTAATCCACGCCCACCAAGGATAGGGGACACGGCCGCGCGAGAGCACTAATTTAAATTGGCTGCCGCATTCGCATTCCCAAATTGTGCCAATTGGGTGCTTGTATTCGTTTGGTTCCTCGTCAGCGCAACTATGGGGGCGGTGGAGGAACTTCCCTTTCATGAGAGTTCCGCCTTACGCTTCGAGAATGCTGGTTGCAGTTCGCCGGTCAGTCCGGCATCGAGTGCCTTAGCCCAGAGTGCGGTCAGTTCGTCGAGGGTGTTGGCGGTTGCCGGGTCAATCTTGGGCATGGGTGCTGCCTGTGCGAGTCCTGCGCTCATGCGCTGCACTTTCGCCATCTCCTCACGGCTGGCCCGCTTATTCCCGCTATACCCGCAATTCGCTAATCCGCGACCGATGGCCGAACTCTCGCAAGTTTCGAGCCCTGCCGTTTTCTGTGCCATTCCGACACCGTCTGTCTCGAATGCCAGCCCAGAGCCCGCAGGACGGCTGTCAGCGCGGTCAAAATACACTTCCGCATAAACTACCCACTGACCCCTTGAACGGTCGTCAGCGGTCGTCTGGTTGGTTGTGACGATGCTCCCGGTCGGGTGGTCACGCCAAAACCGTTTTAGTCGTTCCTCGACGGTCTCGTAATCGTTCAGGTTGAATTGTGCCATCAGTTGTGTTCCTCTCTGTAGATGACTTCCTGCTGTAATTTCTGTGCTGTGTCGATAAGTTCGGCGATCATGACATCGTCGCGCTGTATCTCGTAAATCTCTGGGGCGTACCATGCTGGGACTAGGCGGCCGTCTGGGGTCTCCGCGCGCAACAGGTACGCGAACACGCATAGGTCTGCGCCGGTGACATGGAGTTGCCACTGAACCTGCCGACGGTACTGGATGGGGATTTGATGGAACGATGCCCATTCTTTGCCTGTGGTTTTCACTTCGGCGATTACAGACCAGTCGTCGCTTAAGCCGTCGGGGGTTGCCAGTTGCCATTCGTTCCCGGGGCCGTCAGCGCATACAAGCCAGTCATTCGCCTCGATGCCATACGACTCGGGAATGTTCTCGACAATCCACTGCTCATAGTCGCGGCCGAACTTCATGAAACCGTTGTCCGGTATTTCGACCGGGTTAACTAGTTGCTCGACCATCTCCCGGAACCCTGACGGTGTGCTGGCTTTGGCGACAGCGGTCGCACTGACCCCACGCCGTCGAGCCCGATACCATTCGTCAGTGCCCGACTGGGCGATTTTGCGCGAGTTCATTCAGTATCCTTTCGGCGAGTTGTGTCTGCCTTGCCGTTAAGTCTTGCACATACCTCCGACGCGTATTTGATTTGCTCATCGGCTGGATACCGTTGCGGATCACACGAGTTTGACGGTATGGGCGTGTCCACTTATCGCGGGATTCCATGTTGCGCTTCAGGGACTCTCGGGCTTGCTTGCGGTCGCGGCGGTCTGCCATCCACATCTCTGCCCGGACTCCGTTCAGTTCCTGCCTGACTTGCTCGTAAAGTTCAGAGTCCACGAGCCGCCATCCTCTCTGCCCAGAACTGTGTCGAGCACTGCCCGGTAAACACGATGCTGTGGTTAATCATGTGCATCGTCTCGTTAGGGGACACTGCGCCACACTGTTCGCAGACCATGATGACTGGAACATATGCGACTGGCTGGGGTTCGTCGTAAACATCCCAGTCGAAAAGGTATTCGCTATTCGTCATCGTCGTCGCCTATGCGAGTGCCAGCCTTATTCAAATTGTGATAATGCCGGGTCAGGTCATGGCGGCCAACCTGTGCGAGAGCCTTGGCAATTGCCCCACCACTACGGTTCAACGCCTTAACGACACGCTCCGGGTGCAGACCGTTATCGTGCAACCATGCGGCCTCCTCGCCAATCTCCTGACGGCTCATGCGCGACTCTTTCACTTTTTCATCTCCTCGAGAATGTTGCGGATTTTTCGCAACTCTGCAAACTGCCCGGCAAGGAACGCACGAGTCTGTGGGTCTTGCTTAGTCTCAACATAATCATCAGCGTATTTCTTCATGCGCTGCTCGATTAGATCGACGAAAGTCTGCCAAGCATCATGCGCTGTAGCGTTCTCAACATATGAAACATGACGGGCAACCGATGTCATAATCGAATTAGCGAACGAATTAACATCGTGCTCAACTCGTCTTTTTACATCCCACACGCTGGGGTGCTCGTTATCCCACACGCGGCGGTAATTTTTCATGCTCATGACCGCACCGCACCATAAAGCATGACACCGCAGCCGAGCATCGCAATCATCATGCCGGTCTGGACTGCACCGTTCGGTGTCCCGGTGATTTCCATGAACCCACCGGTAGCGGCGATGACCGCACCGATGGTCGTCATGGCGACACCGACAGCGTACGCGATCATGCTGCGACCTCGCTTGCGTAGGTGATGGCTTCGATGACCGAGCATCCGCCGGCCATGTAGTCAGCAATGTCGTAGTCCAGCAGTCCCTGCTCGACGAGGTGCCACAGGTTAGCCTCGAACCCGAGGCAAGCGTTGAAGAAGATGGCGGCGTAGTTCATGGCGTGACCGGCGGAGATGACCCGGTAGGCGTACAGGTCGAACAGCCACGAGGCTTCGAGGAAGTCCAGAACCTCGGACAGGGCAACGGTGTCGTTGAAGCAGTTGGGGCAGATGGTGTCGGTTCCGGCGATCGTGTCACAGGACTCGCACACGAGGGTGTCCGAGAGGGTGGGCATCTGGCTGATGTGGATGGTGCGCATTTTGTTTTCCTTTACTTTGGAGGGCTTATGTTGTGGTGCCCTTATGTGACTAAGTTAGCACACTTTTTCCACAGATTACCAAATTGCAAACAATTTTGATAACAGTTTGGTAACGGCAAAGAGATGGGGGACACCGCCCACAACAGCAGTGCCCCCCTAGAGTGCCCACCGGGAAAGGATAACCGGGGGCAAAACCTGTTAGTGCTCCTTTAGGAACTCGTAAGGGTCAACATTCTTACCCTTGGCCTTAATAGCGAGGTGCAAGTGCGCACCATAGTGATCAGGCTTGCCGAAGCCACTGCCACCGACGAACCCGATGACATCCCCAGCGACCACCTTTGTGCCGTTCTTGACATTCAACTTCGACAGGTGCAGATACTCCGATGTGTACCCTGCGCCATGGTTGATGACGACCATGAGACCGCCAGCACCAGCACCCACCGAGTTAGCGAGAGTCACGACACCGCCCTGACAGGCCTTTACAGGGGCACCGACGGCCTTGGGGAAGTCCAGCCCGGGATTAACCGAGCCGCGAGCCTTATGCTCTGCAAAGCCGTCGAGCATCGTGTAAGGGGCATTCACCGGGAACACCCAACCCGACTTCTTAGCAGCTGGTTTCGCTGCTGGTTTCTTTTTCGCGGTCATACTGTTGTTCCGTTCATAATCTGGGCGACCATGATGCCGATAGCGGCAAAGATGCCCGACACGCCCCACACTTTCACCTCAAGCGACCGGATGCGGCGTTCATGATCGTCGACCTGTTTCGGGTGGTCTCCCAAACGCACCTCAAGTTCCACGAGCTTCTCGTAGATTTTCTCCAGTGTGATGGTCACACCGTGCGGCTCAATCACTTGCTCGCCTTGGTAAACGCTTGGTCAATCTCGCCGTTGTCAATGACACCGTCAGCAACATACGCGCGAGACAGTGCCTCTGCGACCTCCATGATGCCAACGAATGCGGCCATCAGTGCGGACTGCCACAACTCGATGCCTGCGACCGTACCAGCCGCGAGGACAGCGGACACCTTAAGCACGATAAGCGCAGCCATACGCTTCAAAATCGTCACGAACAGTTTTGCCATTAGTAGAACTCCCTCAATCGTAGTGTGCACATAATTGTCTCCGGGTTAATCTCCCACTGGATACCGACGATGACGGCAGCCTGTGCGAGTCCCCCAGCCACAGATGAATTGACCACATCGTGCTGCTGGAATAAGTCCAGTGATGCGGCAGCAGTGAAGTCCTCGGATGCGTTCCACCGCAACTCGGTTGCTTTCCGGGTCGTGTCAGCGAATCGGTCAATGAGCGAGTCGAGGACGAACGGCAAGTCGTTGACGAACCTAGCGGACTCCGACCAGCCCGGTTGCCCGAACCACGAGTAAAGGAACCCGGCAGTGTCCTCAGTGTCGCCGCTAAAGTAGGTCATCGTGTCCGTCAGGCTTGTGACCTCGAAGAAACAGAACGCATCCGCATACAACTTCGCACCGATAGCAAAGTTCGTGCCACCCGACCGCAAGAAAGTGACACGCAGTTTAGCCGTCACCGCTGTCGCCGGGGCAGTACCAGAATGGCTAGCCGCATACCAGGTGCGGATGTTCGTCATCGTCACCGGTGTACCAGTGATCGTGCTAATCACCGCACCGTTGTCGTCATACCAGATAATGTCCGCGCGGAGTTGTGCATCAGTTGCGGTCGTGTACCGGGCACCACGGACGAGGAACTTGTAACCGTACCCGGCAATCACCGGGATACCCTCGGCACCGTCATGGTTGTACATTATCGAGGTCGTCGCGGCAGCAGCAAGGAAAGTGCGGCGCAGACCATACTCGCCATCATAAGCATCGAAAGGGGTTGCCTCGAGGCTTGGCTTGAACCGGCGGATAGTTGTAACCGCACCCGAGTCCACCAAATACCCATTCGTGTCATACTCAAAATTAGGGTTCCAGCACAGGTTGATGTCACGCTTCACATTATGAGTGTTAAAGGTCAACGGCACACGAGTCTGGACAGCCGCACGGCGCTCACCATACAGTCCCACACTCGTCGCATCCGATGCAGTCCACACCTCATCAGCGAACACACGCAGTTTCGGGTTATTACTTGCACGGATCATCGAACGGTTATCCGTCGTAATAATGTTGCTAACATTCTTAGCCGTCGACTCCACCACAATATCGGTGTAGTGCAACCCTGTCGCACCGTCGGTGAAAGTGAGGGGGCTAGGGTTCGACCCAGTCTCTGCGACAGCCTGAATGCCACCAGCCGGGGCATGGTTCGTCGTCGCACTCGTCTTAGCCGAATACCAGTAGCGGCGGCAACCGTCCGGGAACGATGCACAGATAGCATCCAAGTGTTCCGCAACCGTCGCAGTCATATCCGTCTGGGCGACCGAGTTCGATGAGAACCCAGAATCGTAGGCAATCAAATCAAACCCTGTAGAGATGGAATCGTTCATGCCGTCGATAGCGGCAGCAGCCGTCATGTTGATGCCATAAACCGATGTCATCGGGTAAACCAGTGACCCCTCTTTGGTCACATTCGCAGTCAACGCAACCCAGTCAGAGCACGACAATGTTGTGACCTCATATGAGCGACCCGGTTCGTTCTCGTCGAACACGGTCACGGTGGCGACATCGTTCACAAACCCAGCCCAGATGTTAGACCCTTGGATGCGGACACGCACCCACCAGCCCACCAGGGGGACAGTAGACAGGTTGTTGAACATGGCCGTCATCTGCCCGACCTGTGTTTCGGACTCGCCAGCAATAGCGGCATCGCCGCCACGGTTCGCGGTCGCGTTCAATAGATCGGCAGACAGGTTCACCCAAGTCGGAGTCACATCAGTGTTGTCGGCGACCTCAATGGTGACATCGCCGTAAAGGGGTTCAGTCCACACCATTAGCCACGACCGTTCATGCGGTTGTAATCCTTGAGCACACGAGCCACCGACTTGCCAGCGGACACCGAATCGACCGGGGTGTTAAAGTTCACGACAATGCCCTTGCTAGAGAACTTGCTAGAGGACTTGCCATCGACAGCCGAGCCGGGAACCTCCAGCACACCACCACGCGACGGAATCTGCACATTCCCAGACTCAGGGCTACGGAAAGTCGCAGCATCCTCGCCGACCTTTTTGAACCAGCCGTGCACCGTCTCCAAAGCATCAGCGACACCGATGAGGAATCCCAGCAGAGTCTCAATGGAATCCACCAAGTCCTCAATCGTGGCCTGACCATCCTCGGAAGTAATCCAAGTACTAAAGTCCTCAAACTTCTGCACAAAGTCCGCTAGAGCTTGTTTGCCCTCGGGGGACTCCAGCCAGTCCGCAAACTTCTGACCCAGCGTGTCCACAGCCGGCAACAACGCCGTGCCAATCTGTTCCTGCAAATCCTCGAACTTGAGTTTGACCTTATCCCAGTCAGACACGGCAGCCTCAGCAGTACCACCAACCTGCGATTCAACCGCTTTCATAATCAGACCCTGCGCAGCATAAAGGTCATTAGCCTCAACCAGTGCACGGATTTTCTTCTTCTCCGCCTGAGTGAAAGTAACACCCGAACGAGTCAACGCAGTCAAACCCTTAAGAGGGTCTTGCAACGCCTTGCCCAGTTGCTTCGCGTTGCCCTCAATGTCACCAAACCCGGCAGCAGCTAGATCAGCGGCCGCAACGGTAGCCCGGTCAAAGATGTCGCCGGTCAGGTTTGCGGACTTCGCCACAGCCTTGAAAGTGAGCAGAATGCCCTGTGCCGACTTAATAACCTCATCGTCGACACCGACCTTCATCATGGTCGCCTCAGCGAACTCCTGCATGCGCGTAGTGCCCTCGCGAGCATACTTACCGAATACGCCGGAAGTGTCAGCGAGTTGGCGCAGTTTGCGGTCAGCCTTGCGAGCCTCCTCACCCATCGCCACCACATCAGGGATGAAGTTAGCGAGCGCCGCAATACCCGACAAAATCGCAGTAACACCAAGGCCGCCAATGCCGAGAGCCAGTTTGCCGAACTTGTCGACACTGTCGCCAGCCTTACGCATACCACGCTGGAAGTTGCTAGTCTGCGCGGTCAGCGTGACCATCATGTTACCGCTTGCCATGCAATACCCCCAGAGTCTTAGTGATCGCCTTATGTTCTGCGACCGTTAATTGTTTGTATTCTGCCGGGCTAATGTGTGCCATGATGACGAACGCCGCCATGTCCTCAGCCCGGGCTTCCCTTATGCTTTTTTTTCCTCGTCCACCTCACCGAACAGGATGGCGTTCATCTCCGACGACGGCAAATTCCTAGCATCGTCGATGGTGAAAGTCGGGTCAGCCTTACGCTTCACAATCCACACCAGGGCGGTGCGCAGTTTAGCTGCACCCGGCTTAGTGGTGTCAGCGATGAACGACACAGGAAGCCCTGCATAGTTCTCAATGTCCTCGATATCTCCGAGGGTAAGTGCATCAAAATCCATTAGTATCGAATCCTTTCTTTTCAATCCAATGTTTAATTCTACCCTGCCAGTACCTCACTACTGTTGGTTTGGCACTGTTGCGGCCATCACGCATGAACGGGTCAGGCCGTGTACGCTTTCCAGTCCTCCAGTTGTAATAACCGAACGAGATACGGCGACCGTACTCGCGGAAAGCATCGTTAGCCACAGGTGAACCGTCACGGTGCATTTTGGGTCGTGGGGCTTTCGGCTGTGATACCACCACACCACCGAACACGCGACGAGTCTCCGTGGCCTTTTTTATTTTTACTTTCTTAGATGCGTACCCTCGAATCGACCGGGCAAGGCGACCAGTCAGGACAGGGGCACGGCGACCAATATGGCGAGCCGTAATGATCGCGCTCTCTTTAATCCATTTTTCGAACTCGTTGCGTTCCATGCCCATAGCCATGAGAGCGCGGCGAGTTTCCCAGACCCCTTGGACTTGGGTACGCCCGAGCCGGTCAGTCGACAGACTGACACGAGCCCGGGGCGCACTAGCCAAGATTACGGGGTGGTGTCGAGGGTGACATCTCCGACAACATCCATGCGGACACCATCGAACGAGAAAGTGCCGTCAGCCGAAGCATCGCCACCGATAACGAAAGCACCCTTAGCGGGGATGCGCAGCGTACCAGTGAAGTGAGGCTGTGACGATGATGCCGTTGCGTTGCCGTGAGGTGCGTAGATGAACGCGACTTCAGAACCTGCGTCGTCCCATGCGGCCATCCAGAACGATGTCGTTTCGGTCGACTGCACACCGGACACAGTGAAGAACCAGTCACGACGACCACCCAGAGATGCATCGTAGAAAGTGTTTACATCTGACGATGCGTCTTCCGACTGGAGCGTGACAGACGAGAAGTCTGCCCAGTAGTCAGTACCACCGATGCTCAACTTGAGCGCGTTGGCTTTAATGCGTGTTGAAGTTGCCATGTTTGTCCCTTTCTAGAGTCTGGCGTTTTGATAAACAGTGAAAGTCGTCCCCAAATAAACGACACCGTTGATGTCGACACCACCCGGGGCGGCAATCTCCGACAAGTAGAACCCCGGCGCATCATGAACCGCAATCAGCAGCTCCTCCACGAAAGTGTCCAAGTTGTCCGTCATGGCCTTGTTCGTAGCCGTCTGCACGGCAACGGTCACATCGAACCCGACCCGGTACTCGCCATAAGCTTCACCGGATGCAATCCACGAAGCCCCAGAGGGCTCAAGGATGGCACACGGCAACGCAGCGCGTTCCGGCACATTATCGTAGACATGAAGCCCGGTATCGGACAGCAGAGCCTCCAGAGCGTTACGAGCCTCCGCGATCATGCGATGCCTAACCCAACATAGGGGCGGAGAATCGGGTACACGCCCACCATCGGGTCACGAGCAACACGGATGGCTTGACCGCCGTCCATGCTCGCAAACTGGCTCACACCGTTAGGTGCACTGCGACGGTGGTACAGTTCCGACCCACATTCGAGGTGGGCACGGTTCAGCACCTCAGTGGGGATGGTGGCACTGCCCGCATATGTTGCGACCAATGCCACCGCCTCATGAAAACAGTCGTCGATGAAGTCATCGTCAGCAGTTCCATGCGCACCGACATACGCTTTTAGAGCGTCGAAGTCTTCTGCAACATGAGCCATGAGGTTCCCTTACTGTGGTGGTGATTAGGCGCGAACGATGGGGACGATAGCCTTAGGCAGTTCGTCCGCAACAGCGGTGTAGGTCGAGATGCTGTAAGCGTTCGTCAGGTTGATTTCGTTCGAACCCGACAGGCGCAGAGCAGCCGACTGGTACTGACGGAGAGCAGCACCGTTCACGAAAGCACATTCGTCCTTGTTGACTGCATCCAGCGACGAGTCAGCAATAACGGTGATGCCAGCAATCTGACCACGCAGACCAGCAACATTCACAGCACCAATGTTGTTCACACCAGCACCATCGACCAGGAGAACGGGGCGACCGTCCGAGCCCTGGAGTGCAGCGATTTCCTTGAAAGTTGCAGTGTCAACGATCATAGCCTCGAGGGGCAGACCGATGAGGTCGAACTTACCAGCAGCATCAACGATGCCACCGAGGAAGTCGTTGTAGGTTGCCGAAGTGGCTTCAATCGAAACAGTGTTCGATGCAGTCACCTGAGCAGCGTGAACGGTCTTGTAAGCAGCAACGAGTTCAGCGTGCAACTTGTTACCGAGGCCGATAGCCTGACCGCGCAGCATGGTGTCGAGGTAGTTGACAGTCGAACGGTCGATAACCTGACGGCTAATCTGTGCGTAGTTTCCGACGGTCTTGATAGCAACATTGTCGGTCTCGATGTCAATCTCGTAGTAACCGAGGTCGTCGCCCTCAGCAGCCTGAACAGCAGTGCCGTCAGTAACCGAACCGAGGCGAGCAAAGTCAATGGTGAGACCATCAACAGGGGTCACGCCGGAAGCGAACACCGACGACAGGGGGTTAGCAGCCTGAACGAGCGCAACGAGGTCGCGGTCGATGGGGGTCGTAACCGACTCAGCAGTGGTCGCACCGGTGTAGGCACGAACAGCAGCCTCGTCACCCTTAGCGATAGCCTTCAGGAACTGGCCAGCCGAACGAGTGTCGACAGCGGGTACGGCCTCACGCTTCAGTTCAGCCATTTCGCGCTCAACGAGCGCAACACTTTCACGAACCTCGGCGAGGTCGGAAAGTACGGGAGTGATGTCCTCCATTTTTTCCTCCATTAGAGTAGCCGAGTCGGGGCTTTCCCGGTCGGAATCTTCTTCGCGCACTTCAGCGATTACAGCGCCGCTGTACCATGGGAACGCGACAATACTGACCTCTCTGCAGAATGCATCGGTGACGACACGGACACCGTCACGCATTTCGGCATCGCGCATTTCAAAGCCGACACTGAAACGGTCAACGACACCATCGCGAAGCAGCGTGTAAGCTTCATCACCGCGAGCAGTCTCCGAGATACGCGCAGTAATCTCAAAGCCCTCCGGCGTGTGACGGCCGGACATGATTTTGCCGATGGGCTCCTTGTGCTGCCAGAACAGTTTGGCGTTATCCTCAAGGGTGACGGCATCCCGGGCAAACATCTCACCGTTGCTGACCTGCTCGTAAGGGACAGCCAGACCAGTCACCTCACGAGTCTCCGCGTTAAAACGAACCTGCATTTCACGAGTTTCCAAGGCTACCTCCAAGGTTCTCCAAGTTGCGCACCTCGTCAGTCGTCATCCAACCGTTCTGGATAGCGATAGCGTGTGCCTGATACCGGGTAAGCGTGTCGCTCTTGAGCAACTGCTCGGTCGCAATCTTCGCCTCAAGACCGCGAGGCAACAATGCCGTCAAAGCGTTCTCAAGTTCGACAATGTAGTTCTGCAAAGTAAAACGCACGAAACTGATGTATTCCTGCTCGACATTCGTGTAAGTCATCGACGAACCATCAAGGGCGGCGGCGAGCATCTGGGGGCTGATGCCGAACAGTCGCGCGATCGTCGTCGTGTTGAACTTCTGCGACTCGATGAACTGCAAGTCCACAGGGTTCAAATACATGGGCGTGTAGTTGATACCGTTGCCCAGCACAGCGACACCATGTTTCGCACCGGCGGTTGCATTCCATGCATCCTTGGCGGCGGTCGCTTGGTCGACACTCAACGGCTGGTCGGTACGCAGCACACCCGACGGCACACCCGAGTCACTGAACCAAGTCGACTGATAGTCGCGCGTGTCCTTAGCCGCCAACAGTTCAGCATTAGCCGCCTGAATCGGTCCGAGACCGTACAGGTTCCCCGGCACACGCAAATAGGCAAGGTGCTGGATGTCACTCTTGGAATACTGGACAGTCCCCCGGTAAGTGTACCCGGCAAGGGTGCCGTCATCGTTCGCTTGAATCTGCACATCGAAAGGGTTAAGAACATCGACACCGATGGTCTCACCGCGAGCGTTGCGAGTCGCCAACAGGTAGGCATTACCCGACAGCGACAGCGAGTTCGTCACCTGTTCCATGAAAGCCGACCGCGTGAGAGTCAGGCTAGGCGAGCGCATCCAAAGGGGCGAGGCCACCTGTAGATCGTCTCGGTAGGCGTGTGCCTTGAGTTGCTTCATCGCGGTCGACAAGATGCTAACCGCGCGGAACACGGAAGCAAGCGAAAGGGCATCGGTCGTCGTCACACCTGACGAAGCCGAGCGAGGCGGCAGCACAATGCCGCTTGAACGCGCTTCAAGGCGCGACAAATCCACCGGGTTGACCGGGGACAGAAAGTTGTACCATGCCATTACCTAAAGTGTAGCACATTAGTACTACATTATGTAGAACAGGCGTGTCGTACTACTGGCATGACTCGCACTGAAGCAAGTCCATCGGGTCAACAGGGACGGCGTAGATGTCATTTTCCATAGACTTTCCAGTGTATCAGAACACCTGCACATCAAGTTCGCGGAGCACATCCGCACCCCACACCGCCAGACAGGTCGACATCACAGCATCTATCTCGATACTGGAGTTCGTGCGACTGATGCGATAGTTCTCCCCCACCGCTTTGCGGACAGTGCGCGGAATCTGCACCGACAACAGTGGGTCGGCCGCGTGGCGCAGTGATCGCCGGGCGAGGCGTGCATAAAGCAACGATGATGCGTTGACGACATCACCGAGCAATGCGGTCTCCACCGGGATGCCGCGCATCTTCATTTCCTTAGCAAGGTCACGCAACGAAT